GCAGCAGGAAAAGTATGAGAGGCTGTCAAAATATTCATTGGATGAGGGGAACCAGAAACGATACAAGGCAAAATATGAACAGTGGAAACGTGTAAAATCCGGGACTGGCGATATGAGTCTGGAAGAACATGCGGAGTCTGAAGAATTGTTGCGAAAAACTACAGCATACGATATAACGGATGATTGGATAAAAACGGCAACACCCGGTGATGGTACAGTTACTTACAGCAAAGGATACAGCGTTTCAAAACATAAAGCAGAAATAGATACGGCGAAGTGGATCCATGATAACCTGGGCGGAGATATCACATTGCTGACGGAAGCTGAGGAGTATGGAAAGAAAATGCCGGATTACTTGTGGCATGAATCATACTGGGAATTGAAAGACACAACAACTGAAAAAGCGGCGGATAGTGCGTTAAGGAGTGCATTAAAACAAATAAAAGAAAACCCTGGAGGCGTAATTTTAAACTATAAGGATAATCCGTTTTCGGAAAAAGAGTTATCAAGGATAATAGACAGCCGTGTACGCAGAGGATGCGATTTTGATGTAAACGTATTAATTATATCAAAAAATAAACTGTTTAAAGTTTATAGATATAAAAAAATGAGACGTTGAACCCCCACCAATATGGGCGGAGGAGCGCCTCATTTATTTTATAACACATAATTTGTTTTTGGTCAACAGAATGCGAAATATGTATTTTTAAAGTCGTGACGCCACAACCGGCAGAAAGGAGCAGGAAGATGGAATTTGGAGCAGCTATTGAAGCAATGAAGTCTGGAAAGAAGGTAGCAAGACTGGGTTGGAATGGAAAGAAGCAGTATATTGAGCTTGCAACCAACATCAGTTACAAGAATGCAAATGGAGAAATCGTAAACTGCGAGCATGATTCAATCGGGAATAAGGCAATCGCCTTTATTGGAACATCCGGAGTACAGATGGGTTGGTTAGCCTCGCAGGCAGATATGCTTGCAGAAGACTGGATTTGCATAAAGTAGTCAATAACCACGCAGCAATGCGCGTTATTTTTATACCCGTTTTTAGGAATTGCGCCGGCGCAAGGGAGGTGAGTACAATGAAGGTAAGAGCAACCGTGAAATTCAGAGACAGGGAGAACGGATTAAAAATACGGAATAAAGGAGAGACTTTCGAAGTGGATGAAGAACGTGGACAGAAACTTTTGGGACTTGGATACGTAGAAGAGGTTTCAGAAGAAACGCAGGAAACGACAGTAGGCGGGAAAGGATAGGGTGATCCAATAATCTCCCCTTAAGGCGCGGGGTAAGCGTCTTATTTTTATGCCAAAACACGACAAGGCATTAAAAGGTGCGTGGCCGGTGACACCGATGAAAATGGAACGATAGAGCGACACTCTCAAAATGGAGGTAGAAAGATGCATAGTAAATTAATTCCCATGAATATCCAACTTTTTGCAGGAGAAACCGGAGGAGCAGGAGATCCGGCCGGAGACAACCAGAACCCGCAGAATAACCAGAACCAGCAGGCAAGCGTACAGATCGACTATGCAAGAATCCAGCAAATGTTAGATGGAACACTGGCAGCCAAGGAAGACACGGCACTGAAAGCTTACTTCAAGCAGCAGGGGCTGAGCCAACAGGAAGCGGAACAGGCTATGGCGGCGTTCAAGCAGCAGAAAGCAGCGAACACACCGGATGTAAATGCCATGCAGACACAGCTTACTCAGGCACAGGAAGAAGCCGCACAGGCAAAACTGGAAAATGCAGCAATTCTCCAGGCGACACAGCTCGGAATTGACGCCAAAACAATTCCGTACATCCTGAAACTGGCAGATCTGACGCAGGTAACTGGACAGGATGGGAAAATTTCCGAGGAATCGCTGAAAAATGCGATCAACAAAGTCCTGGAAGACGTCCCGGGACTGAAACCACAGGAAAATCAAACATCCGGGATCCGCTTTGGGGCAGCAGGGGGAAACAACAATCCACCGAACCAGGATGATCAGCTTGCTGCGATTTTTGGCAACAAAAAATAAAAGAAAGAGGTAAAAAACAATGGCAGTATTTGATTATGCAGAAACGTTTATGCAACAGCTTCAGCAGAAGTATTCAAGAGAGCTCGTTTCCAACGATCTGACGCTCTCAAATCCACAGATTAAATTTTTAAATGCGCAGACGATTAAAATCCCCCGTCTGACTGTATCCGGCTATAAGGACCACAACCGAAACTCCATGTCCTTTAACGCAGGAACAGTAAGCAATGACTGGGAACCGAAAAAGCTCACACACGACAGAGATATTGAGATTCCGATCGACCCTATGGACATCGACGAAACCAATTTGGTGACAGAGGTGGCCAATATCCAGAATGTGTTCGAGGAAGAACAGGCGATTCCGGAAAAAGATTCCTACAGATTCAGTAAACTGGCGACAGAGGCAACGACATACGTTTCCAAGGGCGCAGTCGTAGACGACACAGTCCTGACGATTTCAAATATTCTGGAATGGTTCGACGAACAGATGGCTATCATGGATGATAAATCTGTACCGCAGGAGGGGAGAATCCTTTATCTGACCTCCACAATACAGAAACTTCTCAAAAATGCAGAAGGAATCACAAGAACCATGTCCGTAGGTGCAGCAGGAGTGATCAACCGCAAGGTGCATGGACTGGATGATGTGACCTTCAAACCCGTTCCGTCGGCCAGATTTAAAACCAAATATGATTTTACGGATGGCTGCGTGCCGGCAGCGGACGCAAAACAGATCAACATGATTCTGGTCCACCCGTCCTGTGTCATATCCAGAGACAAATACAGCTACATCAAGCTGTTCACTCCGGGCACAGATTCCAGAACCGCAGATAAATATGTGTACCAGAATCGGTACTATACGGACACCTTCCTGATTGAGAATAAGGCATGCGGAATCGCAATCAACAAGGAGGCGTGATCTTATGATAACCGCAGAGAAAGGCAATAAGGTCTATTCCATTGATGAGACCATGAAGGCACGCTATCTGAACGACGGATTCGACATCTATGAAGACGGAAAGATCTTGGAATATGGTAACGGCAAAACCGTGGAATACAAGGAATATGCCAAGGTCGTGGAAGAAAACGAAGCCCTGAGAAAGAAAATAGCAGAGCTTGAAGGGAAAAGCACAACAAAGAAAGCCGGTGCCAAAGGTGTATGAGCCATATGCGAGTGAAGATGAGTATCTCGATGAGTACGAAGGAAGCATTCTTCCAGAGGAACAGGTAGAAAAATATCTGAAGCAGGCGTCCAGACATATCGATACCCTGACCTACAACAGAATTGTAGGCCAGGGATACGAGAATCTGACGGAATACCAGCAAGAGATAATCAAAGAGGTGTGCTGCATGCAGGCCGAATTTGAGTTTGAAAACGCCGATGAGATCAGTACGATCCTGTCGAGCTACAGCATCAATGGCGTGTCAGCATCGTTCGGGGAGTCCTGGAACGTATACACAGATAAGGGCGTAGCCATGCGACGAGACATATACGCACTCCTGTGCCAGACCGGCCTGTGCTGCAGAATGGCGAGGTGACATATGAAATATCCAAGCTTAGTTCCCAAAAAACTCTGCCGGACAGATATCGTACTCAGCATGTACAGGGAAGGCCTGACGGAATATGGAGAGGAACTGGAACCGATAGTATATTCGGGGAAATGTAACTACCAGGATAAAGCCAGAAAGATTCTGACGGAAGAGAAGAAGATCATTGAGATTACGGGATCTGCTCTCTTCCCAGGGGATATCTGTACAGAACTACCGGTAATATCCGCGGGGACCGCCGAAGTATTTGGAGTAACCCGGAAGATCTACCAGGGCAGGAAAGCACGAAACCCAGACGGAAGCGTGAACTATACGGAGGTGCTGCTGATATGATAAAAGCAAATTCTATAGTAAAGCTGAATTTCCCCAAGATCAAGAAGCTCACACTGGCACAGGTGACGGCTTTGGAACAGACTGCGGAGGCTTTGCATACAGAGGTTGTACAGGCACAGGTATTCCCGAGGGATACCGGAAATCTACAAAATGAAAGCACGTTTGTTGATTACAGCGAATCCACCAGTGGGAAAGTGACCATCGTAAGTGCAACGCCGTATGCAAGACGTTTATATTTCCATCCGGAATACCACTTCCGGAAGACAGAAAATCCAAAAGCTAAGGGGAAATGGTATAATGACTGGCTCCCAGGCGGGAAAAATTCAGACTTTGCAGCAGACGCCTATAAAAAAATCTATAGGAGGCTGACAGGAATATGATGTTATCCGACGTAAGAGATTACATAGAGTCTTTGCAGCTTGCAGACCATGTATACATGTCTAAACTAGATGCCAAGAAAGACAAGTCCATTGGCATTTATTACAGTAAACATGAGCAAGCATATAAGACTGCGATTGGCGGCCCTGCATTGGAATCCTATGGGGTGAAGTATGTAACTATACTGGTGCACTGGAATAAATCTCCAAGGGAAACCGAAAAAGTTACCACAGACATGTTCAGAGCCTTACAGAAGACGAGAGAAAAAACTATCAACGAGGAAATAATCAAATTTATACAGCCGCTTTATGAACCACAGGACGTAGGTACGGATGACGCCGGGATCTACGAGATGGTTATTGAGGCGGCTGTCATCTATGAAAAGAAAGGAGAAAGCAAATGAAAGTGAATGAAGAGGAAAGAACTCTGTTGCCAATGAATTTACAGACGTTTGCAGGGAACGCACCGAAATCCGGGGTTTACCCATGCTACGAAAATCAGTTCCAGATCAACGTTGCAGCATCGGGAGCACAGGCTGATATGAAGTCGATCGCAGACTGCGAAACATTTAGCGTATCTTTCGATAACGGAGTGGAGGAATGGACGCCATTTGACACGGAAGGATGGGTAAGAAGACTTATGACAGCTAAGTCCGTTACCATTTCGGCGACAGCAAAACGAAATGTTGGAGATGCCGGAAATGATGCGGTAGCAGCTCTTTCCTGGCTTAATGGACGAAATGTAGAAAAGGATTTCCAGTGGACATTCCCGGATGGAACAATTGTGAAATTTACATCAGCAGTTATTAATGTAACTAATGTCGGAGCAGGAGATTCCACAGCAGTAGCGCCACTTGAATTTGAAGTTATGAGCAATGGAAAGCCGGAAGTGACTGCGGCAGCATAAGGAGGAAATAGATAATGGGCAAAGTTGTAGACATTACAGAGAAGCTTAGTTTTGATGAAAATCCAAAACTTAAAATCAAAGATACTGAAATCGAGGTCAAAGCGGATGCACGAACCATGTTGGAAATCATGGGGTTGTTTAATGATAAAGCTGAGATCGAAGCAACCTTAAGCGCTTCTGAAAAACTGTTCAGTAAAAAGGACAGGGAGAAGCTCGATAAACTGAACCTGTCTTTCAAGGATTATATGCAGGTGATTGGATCTGCAATGGAAGCGATCCAGGGGGAAGACAGCCGGGGAGAACAGTGACCCGTATTACGACATAATCGAGGACTTCGACCTGATCATAGCCTCATTTCAGTCACAATACGGGATCCGTTTATCAAGAGATTTAGACGGTATGAAGTGGGATGAATTTCGAGCCCTTTTGGTCGGCATAGGTCCGGAAACACCACTTGGGAGAATCGTTGCCATACGGTCAGAGGACGATAAAGAAATACTGAAGCATTTCACACCGGATCAGAAGCGCATCCGAAATGAGTGGCAACAGAAGCGAGCAAAGTCAAAATCTGTGAATGATACACAAAAATTCCTGGAAGCTATGAAGAATGCTTTTATTCAAATGGCGGGAGGTGTTAAAAATTGAAAGAAAGAAAGTAATCTGCCCGTATTGCGGGCATGAGCAGAAAATACAGTATATATCGGAAGCAAAATGCCGGGGCGTATTCATCAAGTGCCAGGCAAGACATTGCAAAAAAGAATTTGAAGTAAAAATTAACCAGGACAAGTAGTGCCATGTGCCGATGTCCTCTGGACAGAGGCAGGTGGTATAAGTGTCAGCAACAAGCATTGGCGA